CTTCTATCGATTACTCCCAAGCCTAACATTCTTGGGTCCAAGCACGCAAATCCAATTTCTTCCCATCCAAAGAATCCTTGTTTCTGGACTCTAAGAAGGGTTGGGTCATCGTACGCTTCGTATTCTTTCCTGATAGGCATAACCAAAGAGTCATTGACACTAAGATCAAAACCTATAACCTGGGTTTCGCCTAATGTACTAACGGTGCCATCAGCAGCAGTTACATTAGGATTATCCAACTGATATGCATTGTACATTTCACTGCCATCAGCAATAAATTTACCATATGAAGATGAATTGCCATTAATATTGTAAAGACCGGTTGCACCTAGATGTTGAATTGTGTGTAATGCAACATTCCAAATGCTTCCCATACCAGAAGCCTGGAAGATTTCTCTCCTAGTTACTGGATCAATATCAGTGTCAGTCCATTCACGAATATCAGCTGCATCTTCAGGCGAAACATAAAGATCAGTAAGTTTTCTACCAACTCTCTGGAAACCGACTATCATTCTATTGATTAATTCCTTTGATAAATATCCAGCACCCGTAGATGCAGGATTAATTTCATAAATAGGTGCAGGACGTGATCCTAACAGTCCCTTACCAGAAAACGCGGATGTAGCGGCGGGTAAAATTACACGCCATCCGCATTCCTCTTCATAATCCGACATTGCTTTAGCGGCTTTTTCCGCTGCACGTTGTGGAATATCAATTCTTGAATCCCTAGCGTACGTGATCTTCCAATCACCAGAAGCATCAACAGTAAACGTAGGAACATATACTTCCTCTCCAATTCCTTCAATGAAGTTCTGAGCTACATAACCAAGGCCTGGCAACACCCATACTGGAATTTCAAAATCTTCAGCCACGGGATAAACCGCCTGAGCCCCTGGTCCAAGTCTTTCGACAGCAAACAGCTGTCTCATGATAGATTGTCGCTCAATAGCTTGAAGGATAGGTGTAGTAAGCGCTGCGGCAAAAGCTTTATATGCAGCCAAACCTTCTGGAGTACTAATAGCAGCAGTAGCCTTAAAGAGATCTTGCATTTCCTTTCTATCCATAATAACTATTTCCTCCTTCAAGAGTTTTGGATGCGCAAAACAACCACGCATTTATCCATAATTCAACTTTATTTTTATTAACTTAAATTAAAAGCTTGATTCTAATAGGATACAAAGTAGTATTAGCTATATTAGCCGCTACCTGAGCAGCGCTAGCACCCTTTACTACCCTAGCAACAATCACACTAGAAAGACCACCTGGCTCGTTAGCATTGCTGTTATTGACTTTGCAAGCATGTAAAGTCTTATCAATGTATAACAAATCACCAGGAGCCATAGCGCCAGTACTAGTATAATGTACCGTATCCCAAATACCTAAATGCGCAACACCTACAGGAGCATACTTAGTGCCTGTAATAACACCACTAGAATTATACTTAGGCTGAGCAATAACATCTGAAGAACCAAGATCACCTGGCATATAATACCCAGCTGGATGTACCTGGCTATAGCCAGTTTTAACCTTCTGCATTAAGAATCCAAAAGGTACTGCTTCAGAGCCAGAATAAGTGGTTGAATCGTCATACAAGTCTACAATAGCTTCCTGATTTGCTGCCGCAGCAACAAGATGAACTACAGCACCAGCATACGCCAATACAGCACCTACGCCAGTAGCAGTACTAGTCTCGTTAAATTGGCAAAATTGATTTTCAACTACAGGATGTCTGGGAATAAACATAACAACCATTCCTCCTTATATATAATTTAATAAAAGCCTTTATTTCTTTACTAAACTGGTCTTAATATTTTCAGCCATTTGTGTTCCTAATTCTCGATACTTTGCCAAAACACTTTCGGTTGGCTTGATTTCCATATTAAGAGCAGCAGCCACAGCCTGCATCATATTAATGCTTTCTTCCGTATTAGTTGCAGCTTCTTCTTCAGAAGATTCTTCGCTATCAACTTTAGTAGCTGGATCTTCTACAACAACCTCATCTATCTTTGTATCAACTGTTTCCGAAGCCTTAAGTTGATTTAGGATAGAATCTCGTACAGATACCAACTCATCCTTGTAAGCTACAAAATCTTCTTCCGACATTTCTTTAACTTTCCCTTGCTGAGCTTCAACATTAGTAGAAGCAACACCTGCTGATTTAAGAACATTCATCCTATCCTCAGCTAACTTGTTTTTCTTAATATTTTCAAGTTCAGCTTCCACAGTTGTGGCTCGCTTAATCAATTCTTCCTTTTCTTTATCAAACTTCGCTTTTTCATCTTCAAGCGCTTGTTTACTTTGCGCGAGCTCATTTAATTGAGCTTCAAGAGAAGTGATAGTTTCTCTAAGACCTGTAACCTCAGCTTCATGTTCCCCATCCTTTGCCTCTAAGGATTCGGTAAGCTGTGTAATAGTCTCGGCAGCTTTATTCAAAGCTCCCTCGGTTTCAGTTTTCATCTCAACTTCTTCTTTTTCCTTGAAGATCTCATCAACGATAGTTCTTACATCTTTCGAAAGTTGATCATTCATAGAAAATAAACCTCCTTATAACGTTCTTATAAACCCATAAAACCTAAACCAACCTCATTTTTGTTTATTCTTCGATTTTTCTATAAAC